GCTGATGCTAATTTTAAAGCCGGTGGTCCTGATTCTGGAACCTTGAAAGCCAATAAAGTTAAGGCTGACAACGATCCGAATGTACCGGGCCAGCAAGCAACCACTAATCTTCCGAATGCAGTTGATCCTGCTGCCGGTTATTTGACGGTTGGCTCAGATGCAGACACTGACACTGAAGATTCGGATGATACGGAGGAAGCAGATGAAGTCGATGCCGATTTCGATAACGAGGAAGTCGAATTGAAAGACGGTGACAATCCTCAATCGCTGTTGGAAGTTGATGATAACTGGGACGCCGGTGACGCCGAAGAAGTTAATTCGGAGTTTGACGACGAAGACGACACGGACACGGACACTGAAGATTCGGATGAGCTTGAAGTTGCACCCGTTGCTGATAAAGCAGACAACGTAGCCTTGTTGGACGTAGATGGTACGGATGATGAAGGCGACGACGTTGTATTCGCTACTGTGGGGACCCGAGTTCACGCAATTAAAGCTAATCGTATTGTTGCATCTCTGGGCAAAAAAGTAGCTGTAAAAGCGGGTCATGGCGACATGTATTTGTCGGATCAATTCCAGGAAGTAACTGAAGTTGAGATGCAAAAACATGGCTTGCGTGCGGGCTTGAAAAAGATGGGATTTGTACTGGCCACCGTCAACGTAGGTTCTCAAGAAGTACTGAACAAACGTGTTGAGGCTAAAGCCGCTAAATTGACAGCTGCCGTTCGTCGTTCTAATCAAGTTTCTAACGATGCCCTGAATCAATGCTTGGCAATTGCTGCTGTTGGCATCAACAAACAGTACTTCAAGGATACGCGCAATGAACTGCGTGCAGCCCTAGAAGAAGAATTGCAGGCTGCAGGTGTTCGCGGTGGCGTGTCGTTAGTTCGTCGGGTATTTGCTAGCTACGGTGTGGATTACGCTAAATCGATTCTCACTGTTGCTAACAAACTTTCGGGCTTGCCTGAAGTTCAACGTAATGCATTTGCATCTGCCTTGGACATGACTAGCGATGAAGCAGGCACCAGCACTGATGACGAAGAAGACTTGTTCGGTGACTCGGCTAGCCCGGATTTTCAATCGGAATTCGCTGCTGGTGATTCTGATGACGAGTTCAACGATGAATTTGCAGAAGAACAGGCCCCCAACACGGTTCAAGCAGCGCTGTTGCGTGGACCGATTCATCGCCGTATCAACGAAGTAAAGGCAAGCTCAACCGGTTATTCGGTAAATGCTGCGGCCGTGCTTTCGGGTAAAGCTCCTTTGCCTTTTGCTTAATCCTAAGTCTAAGTTCACACAATCCTTAATTTAATGGTGACGGGAACTTAATTAACACTTCAAGTTTTATAGTTCCCGCTGCCTAATTATTTACAAATTCCAAACAGGAGTTTCACATCATGAGCTTGTATTTTCCAGGAACTCGACTCTCCGATTCGACCGAGATGCTGACTGCACCCGGCGCAATCTTTTTGGCTGAAGGCCAGGCCTTGGTTCGTACTCAAGGTAATACTTCGGCCGGTGTTTTGGTATCGACGGGTACCGCATCTGATATTTTCCAAGGGTTCGTTGTTGCCGGTACCTCGGCCTTGCCTTTCCCTGAATCGTATTACAACAAAGTAGAACAATTCCTGGTTCCGTCGACGGGGGCAATTACGTTGAGCCTGACGCCGGTTTCTGGTCAGGTTTTCGTATTCGACGTTACGGCTAATGCTCCGGTTACTAGCCCGACGGTTGTTGGTAATCAGGTCACGGGCCTGACCGCTGGTGACACGGTGAACGTTACCTACAAGTACAGCCTGACCATTGTTCAAGAACGGGCCTTGTTTGGTGATGTTCAACCGGGTGGTTACAGCGGTGCCTACGTGGGTCAAATCGGCGTTGCTACTCGCGGTGTCATCTTCACCTCGGAATTCGATGCTTCGCAAAACTGGGCTGCTGCGGGTTCGACTACTGCTACGCAATTGGCCTTGGGTGCGAGTGGTCAAGTTACTTTGGCTAACACTACTGCTGGCCCGAATGTGGGTATTCCTGGTTCGGTTATTGCTGTTCCGGGTCAAGACTATCCGTGGTTGGGTATTGAGTTCTCGGCCTCGAATTGATAACTAGTTAAGAACAAATTTAGGATCACTAAGGTTAATCATTTAATTAGTGGTCCTAACTTAAACAAAATAACGGAGTATTAAGATGCGTACAAAAGTTCAGGTTCGGGCGTCGAAGACGCCAATGGTGGCAGCATCCGAGTATCGTTTCGACGGCATGCAAGAAGGTGAGCGTGCAATTGGTCGTAACGGTGAAATTAATGCATCGGATAAACGTGACCTTATTAACCGCCAACAAAAGTTCTTGGCTGCATCCTCGAATGGTTCCTTGGCTGCTGATGGTGTATTTGCTAGCGCAGAGCAACAAGTCAAGCTTAGTCGCGAACTAGTGCAAGCAGCGTTCAACGACAAAGAAGCCCATCGTGTCTTGGGTGAAAAGATTAGCGATTCTTTGTATATCACGGCAAATCGTCAGGGTTTTATGCGCAAGTACTTGACGAAGATTACCGTCGAGCAAGGCGCTATCCCACGGTTCCCCTTGCGTACTAAAAACGTAACGGCTGTGTACTCGACTAGCCCCACCAAGATTCAGTCGCAGATCACTCGCGATAAATGGTTTACACCGCCGGAAATGCAAGTCGTTACTCGTCCGTTTATTCCGATGAACGAGTTGAACCAATCAGCTGGCGACGTTCTGCAAGAGAAGTATGTTGAAGCAACCGAAGCAATCATGGTGGGTGAAGATCGCTTGTGGTACAACCAGGTGAATCAGATCGTAGGTATTGATAATCCGCTGTCGATTATCTCAGGTCAGCTTACGCCCTACACGTTCGCTCAAGTAATGACGAACGTTACGCGCTGGGGCCTGAAAGCACCGCATGTCCTGATCGCTACCGATATCTATCAGGACATCATCGGTAATTCGGATTTCTTTGCCGCCATTGATCCGGTTGCACGTCACGAGTTGTTGCTGACCGGTGAACTGGGTGTGATGTATGGTTGCACGATTACTTCGGACGCTTATCGTCATCCGGAACATAAGGTGTTGAACCAAGGTGAGTTCTTCGTCATTGCCGATGCATTGAATCACGGTGCTTACTCGGATCGTGGTGGCCTGCAATCGCAACCTATCGACATTTCTATTGAGCGTATTCCGGGTCGCGGATGGGTGATGTATGAAAGTTTGGCCGTGTCTATCGCCAACAGCAGATCCGTCGCGAAAGGTTTACGTGTGTAGGCACCAACGTTTAATCAACAATAAGCCTTAAGACTCCGTGTTTAGCGCGGTTCTCTATCAGAAGCTTGAACGAGTTTGAGGGAAAAGGTTTAGCGGCCCTGATTGGTTCCTGTCCGGACTAATCTACCTCATCAAATTAAATATTATTGGACAGAATAATGGCAAAGACTGGACCTAAACCACTTAGTCCTGAGGACTATGCTCACAAGTATTCAGTAACGTTTAACTATAAGTTGCTCAGGGTCTTGGGTGACCGCAAGTTTGAGGTTAAATGTAATGCTTGTAATGAGTTGCGGATTGTTGAATGCAAGCACAGTAAGATGGGACACGCATGTAGATGTACTCATAAACGGCAGTTCTACAAAGTTAAGAGAACGCCTAAAACTTATACCGAACATCTAAAAAGTGCAGGTAAAGGTGACTACAAATGCATAAAAATTACAGAAGGTGAAGGCAGTAAAGATAGCACTGTTTTCACCTACAAGCATAACTGCGGTTTTGTGTTCGACATGCGATTGTCTTGTTTCAATATGTGCATAGATCCGTGCTCCAAGTGTAGACCTTGGGTTAAGAAACCGAATGATGTTTATGTAGCTGAAGTGACAGAACGTAGTAATAACATACGTGTCATAGAGAAGTATAAAGGTACGAAGACTCCGATCTTGCATCAATATATTAAATGTGGGCATAAGGTAAGTCATCAACCTGAAACTCTCTTCAAGCTAAAAACTATTGGAATATGTCCTATCTGCCACCCAAATCACATATGGTTTAAGTTCAGAATTAATGGTAAGGATTTCAATACTAGGTCGTTGATCGAGAAAGCCTTTGTTGAGCATTTAGTTAAACACAGGGCTACTCCCGTTGACGACATAGTATATGAACCCAAGGAATCAGTAGATTATTTTAATCCAAGACTAAATAGAATGGCTAAGTATTCTCCAGATTTTAAGGTTGGAGATACTTATATAGAGATTAAAGATTTGTCGTCTCTAGGGTTAAGAGATTATCACTGGATGCCCAAAGAAGAAGCTCTGATAGAGAACCGTGCTAAAGCGGAAGCTGCAAGTCTGCATTTTGCCGAGTACAAGACTTATGTTCATATCGATGGGATGTTTTACCCCACTGAAAAGTTCTGGACTAAAAATGAGATTACACGCTTGCTCAATTTAAAGTTGTTGATTTAGTGCTCAAAATACGTCGAACCTTACAATTACCGAATTCAAAAGGAATGAATCATGAAGACTTACAACAAGTCCTTGGACTACGTGGTATTGGCCATGGAGCAAGCATCAAAGGGCAAGCCTAAAACGGCAGCAGCTCTTTTTGCTAAAGCTCTTAGCCAACCGGACGTGCAGTCGGCTATCGCTATTCTTGAGCATAATAATGCTCAGGCCTACACAGCCAAGGTAGAGGCTACGGCTAATGCCAAGAAAGTTAAGGTAAAAGCGGCTGAAGAAAAAGCTCTGGATCATCTGGTTGGTGACCAAGACGAAGAGGGTAAAGAGGTTGAGGCTGAAGCCGAACCCGAAGGCGAGCCTGAAGAAGTAGAAGACGAGGCTGTTGAGGACGAGGATAAGACGGATGATAAAGAGGCATTGGCTAAAGCTCTGTTTGCTAAAGCCTTGGCTGAATTGATTCCTACCAAGAAAAAGTAATAATCCATAGTCAAAAGTTTCAACAAAGAAGGGCACGCCGGTGATTCGAACCGCCGTGCCCTTTTTCTTTTAGTTTTAGTTTTAGTACTACACAAAGGAGTTGCTTATGAGTGATCCTTCAGTACAACCCCTGGACATGTTTGTGATGGAGGGATTTGCTCAACGATTCCAGCAAGTATTCGGTTGTGCTAAATGTGCGTTCATTAACCAGAACGATAAGACGAAGGTCCTAGATGCGCTATTCGGTCAGGGAAAGACGCTGACTTATCCCTATGCTTATTTTGTGATCCAGACGACTAGCGTCAACAACGAAAGTTATAACCCTCATCAATGGGTACGTAGGGGAATTAGGATTGGTGTGAGATCTGACGACACAATTCAAATGGCGCGGATTCAACCCACTAATTTCGACATCGAAGTGACCTACGTAACCAACAAATTTGATTCTATAGAGCAAGGATCGGTTAGGGCATTTGTCCGACGATGGCTCCTAGCCAGAAGAGCAGGCTATTTAAAGTTCAGTGTGGACTATGGCTTGAAACAATTCGGCATAGGCCTGACGCTAGCTGAGTCAATCAATATTCCTCAGCGTGAAAATATCGTAGAGCAAGAAACGAAATACGAAATTACTGTACTAGCCACTATCCACGGCTATATCAGTGAACCCTACACTGCAAAAATGGGCAAGACGAATCAAATCAATGTGAATGCACAAATCGGAGGCGTGAACAGCCAAATTGTTAGCTCGCAGTTCTTCGCCTTCCCTACAGAGGAGCAGTAATGAGAGTCGTTAACTTAACTAAAGTAAGTCAGTTTCCGGACACGATTAATTCGTCAGGAATCAAAGGCGGTGCCCGTATTAGTCCTAAGGGACGTGTTGATCTACCTGCAGGATTTGTTGTTGATCCTAACTGGGAAGCCCTGCATCCGAATACGGTGAAATCGTTCACGCCAACAACGGTTAGCACTTCTAATAGTAAGCCTCCGGTCAAGACCAATTCTTCAAAGCCCCGGACTATGGCTCAATCAAAGACGGTGACAGCTCCAGTTCCAGTTCCAATTCCCGCGACTGTTGTAGCAACTACGGCCTCTAGTGCAGCTCAGTCCTCCGCTAGTGCAACGCCCACGAAAACGGAGAACGCATAATGACCATCTCAGCACAGCAGTCGAGTAAGGTAATAATCCAGGAAATTAATCTCTCTCAAGTTATTACCTCGGCCTCAACATCCGTAGTAGCCCAAGTTATAGTATCCAACCAAGGATCGACTAGTCCTAAACTATTCACCAATGGTCAGAACTATTTGAGCCAGTATGGTAATCCAAATGCGCAGATCAGTTTCGACGTCTACTGCGCCTTAGATTATTTCAGTGAAGGTAATCAACTCTGGGGCCTTAGAGTTGTTGGTGAAGGTGCACTTTACTCATCAGTTCTCATGTGGAGCGATGGCGTCTTAACCTATTTGACGCCAATTGCAGCAGGTATTGTCGATCCTACCCAACCCGATTGGGCAGCTATTCTGCCTGTAGGTTCTACTAACGAAGCACTGGCTCTGTTCTACCCGAATTTGGGACCCGGAAGCTACGGGGATAACCTAGCAATCTCGATTGTTAGCTCTAATCTTCAGCAACCAGCCGAACCTACCTTAGCCTCAGCCCTGACAGGCGGCACCCTAGTAGCCGGTACCTACCAGTACCAGGTCTCTAGCTTGGGTCCCGCAGGTGAGACCCTGGCCTCAGCTCCTGCCCAGATCATTATTAGTGGTATGGGTGTGACGAATACGGTGACCGTAACCTGGGTGATTGACCCCAATGCCATCGGTTATAACCTGTATGGGCGGGTTACTGGGGGCACCTACGGGCTTATGGCAACGATTGGGCAGGGTACATCGAGCTTCATCGATACAGGGGCACTGATCCCCAATCCTGCGATTCTGCCTATTACCAGTCCGGCCAATGTTGCAGCACCCAGCCCCACTTTCGGCCTAAACGTTTATAGTTTGAGCCAGAGTCTGAATTACCCTGTGGAACAGTTCAACTGCTCTTTAATTGATTACACGGATAGCACGGGTATGGAGACCGAATTGGAGCAGCGGATTAACCCGTTCTCTCAGTATATTCAAGTGACATCCAATGTACCGGCGCTTCCTGGCTATCCTGTTGACTTGCCGCCTATTGATAGCGTGGCTTCCACTGCAATGGCTGGCGGTGACTCGGGAACAGCTCCTACACCGTATGACGTAGCAGCTGCGTGGTCGACGTTCCAGAATAAACAATTGTATTCGATCAATATATTGCTGAACTCGGGTAACTCGACGCCCACCGTTCAACTAGCAATGGATACACTGGCTCAATCTCGTGGTGATTGTGTATCTTTAATTGATATGCCAAGTGCTAGCCAGCAGTTCCAGAATGCCTTGAACTATAGGAATCTGCAGCTTAATCTTAATTCAACGTACAGCGCGATCTTTAGCCCCGATATGTTGGAAGCAGATACGATTAATGGCAAGCAACAGTATGTGCCGTTCTCTGGTTGGGCTGCAGCCCTGTGTGCACGTACAGACCGCGTGGCCAATCCATCTTTCAGTATCGCGGGCTTAAACCGAGGTATCGTCAATGTATTGGGTACCCGTTACACCTATGATGCTGGACAGATGGATGACCTGTTTGATGCGCAGATTAATTACACGCAAACATTCATCGGTCAAGGTACGGCTCTGTGGGAACAACAAACATTAGCTGCTCAATTTAGTGCCCTGTCATGGGTTAGTGTACGGCGAATCGTCAACGTGATGAAGACAGCGTTGTATAACTTCTTGCTATACGCCCTGCAGGAACCTAATGAT